GAGATGGACATGTGGGCAATGGGTATATTGCGTGATTTTGGCGAAGAGGATCTCGCTAAAACTGGTGATACAGACCGCAAGCAGTTATTGGTGGAGTACACCTTGCAAGCTAGAAATGAAGGTTCCAGCGGCGTGATAGCTGATTTAACCTAGTAATACAGGGGCTTAACGGCCCCTTTCTTTTTCCTTCAGATAGAGGTTTATAATGGGTCAAATATTAGATGTAAACGGTGACATGATAGAAACGCTACACTTTGACAACGACACAGGTAAATCTATTATTCAGACCACGCAAGATGTAAACCCATATCTAAAGCAAATAGAGAATGAGAAAAAAGAAACTGTTGGAGGCTGGAAAGGCGACTTGCACAAAGTGGCAACTATTCCTCTAGTTTTAGTCGAGCAATGGAATCAAGAACTAAAATGTAATATTCTAGAAAAGAAGAATAGACATCTTCTCATGCTTAAAATAAACGATCGTGATTACTCTAAATTAAGAACTAAAGAAGGGCGTGTATAATGGCTTTAGATTCATTTGATAACCTGAAAGCCTCTATTATTCAGTGGTCAAAGCGTAATGACCAAGCAGGGCTTATAGAAGATTATATTTTATTAGCAGAGTCTGAAATGTACGCTAATGAATTTGAGCCGCTACGAATTAGAGCTATGGAGGCCAGGGCTACAGCTTCAGCAGATACTGCTAGTCGGTTTCTGGCTCTACCTGATTTATTCCTGGAGATGCGCAGGCTAAATATAACCAACTCTTCTGGTAATACCGATATTACATACATGGCTCCAGAACAGTTAGCTGTTAGAGGGTCAGGTGGTGAGCCAAGATATTTTACGGTGACTACTCAGTTAGAGTTTGATGTAGAGCCCGACGATGATTACACGATAGAAATGCAGTATCTAAAAAAGCTAACGCCTTTAAGCGACGCTAATACATCTAATTCAGTTCTTGTTAATTCCCCTACAATTTATTTGTACGGTGCATTATGGGCGCTATTTCAGAATGTAATGGAAACAGATCTAGCGGAATATTATTATGGTAAGTTTGTAAACTCAATTAAAGGTGCTAATAGGCAAGATAAGCGAGGCCGATATGGGCCAGCGCCTAAAATGAGAATAGAAGGTTGCACCCCATGAGGACTAGCTTTAAAACAGTTCCTCTCAAGGTGGTCGGCCAGTCATATGAGCATAGGTCTGAGGCTTTTTCTATACAAAAGACCATGAACTTGATTCCTCAAGCTGAGACGACTGGCGCTTCTGAGTCATCACTAACATCTTGGCCCGGTACAAAGGCGTTTTATGCTGCGTCCGGTGTAGATCGGGGAATGACAGTGTTTAGGAATGAGTTATACAAAATCACTACTACTAATTTATATAGAATAGACGCCAATGGGTTTTCTACAAACTTAGGGACTATAGTTGGCACTGATCGCTGTATATTCGCCAATGATGGCACGAATTTAATAATAACTACGGGCGGCACTGGTTATCAGTTAACAGGATCTACATTAACAGAAATAACAGACAGCGACTTCCAGAACGCTAACAGTGTTGCATATTTAAATCAGCAGATGATTTTTGACGGTAACGGCGGAAAGTTCCAGGTTTCAGATGTTGGCAATCCAGATTCTATAGCAGGCAATAATTTTGCAACGGCAGAAAGCGCACCAGATGACACGATAAGAGTATTTGCATTTAGAGAACGCGTTTATATTTTCGGTGAGAAGACGATAGAGACTTGGTATAACTCAGGCTCCGGTAATCCACCGTTTGCCAGGGTTAACGGCGGCACTATGAATGTAGGGTTAGGTGCTATTCATTCAGTCGGTGCAACAGACGAATACTGTTATTTCTTGGGAGATGACAGAAGAGCTTATAGGTTTTCATCACACCAGCCTCAAAATATAACCTCAATTGCTATTAGTCATCAGATTGATTTAATGGGCGATGTTAGCGACGCGATAGGTGGAATAGTGCGACTAGAGGGACAGAGCTTTTATGCCCTAACATTCCCTGCTGGAAATAAGACATTAGTTTTCAGTGAAGAAGCTGGAGCGTGGTTTAATTTAAGTACCGGAGCTGATGAAGAAAGATATATAGGCACGTCATATCAAGAAGCTTATGGACGGCGTTTAATAGCTGATAAAAATAGTGGTTCAGTGCATGAATTAGATTTAGATACTTACACTGATGACGGCGATGTAAAAATACAAGAAAGAATATTTGGCCCAATTAACGGAACATCTCTAGGTCTTGGTGGTGACAGGATGCTGATGTCATGGGTTGATTTAGTAATGCAGACAGGCGTTGGTTTAGCATCAGGCCAAGGAGAAATCCCTCAGCTAATGGTTAGCGCGTCATTTGATGGCGGCAAATCGTTTACTAATGAGGACGATGTTCTAATAGGTAGGCAAGGCCAAGGCAGGATCCGAGCGCGATGGGATCATACAGAATCTTTTTATGACTGCTTTATTAAAATTAGATGTAGTGATCCGGTATTTTTGTCTATATTTAGTGCGGCAATGGGTGTCAAGAGGAGCGGCTTTTAATGGCAGTAGTTGACCCGCAATTAAATCAGATACCGCATAAGCTTCTTAATGATCCTGAGCTTAGGGTTTATTTTGAAAATCTAGAGCGATTCAGGCATGATTCATGGGTTAAAAGTGGCGGTGGTTCTGACGCTATAGCAGATGCAGACATAGCTGAAAAGTACCCTTGGCCAACTAATCAGCTAGCAAGCGAAACAAAAGAATTCAATATCCAATGGCCGACTAATCAGCTAGCTAGTGAGGTTGATCAGTTCAAATATATAGTGACACCTGGGCAGATTTCGCATGAATACCGGGCGGTGACATCAATACAAGATTATACAGCTGTGCCTTTTGATTTCGTAAACGCCAAGCAAGGGTCTACAATTACTCTCCCTCAATATCCTATCGAGAATAGTGTTATAATTATTCGAAACGGGGATGGCTCAGTGATCAAGCTAGATGGAAACGGAAAGAATATAAACGGTAGCTCATCTGGCATTTTGCGAAGGGAAGAGACAACAGTAGAGCTTTATTATTTTATAGATTCTGATGAGTGGTTGGCGAAATGAGCTTTGAACCAGATAATGAAGACAGTGAAAACAAGCAGGAAGATATTGCGGAAGAGTCTTTAAGGTATTTAAAGGTTATAGCGTGCCTTCTGGCTGATATGCAGGATGAAAACTTAGCTCAATTATTAAACGATATAGAAGGTATATAGCATGTTTATACAAGGTTCAAAGTCTGGTAAGTTTGCTGATGTAAACGATGATCTAATGGTCAAAGCGGATTCAGTATCAAGAACAAAAGATAACTTTATTAATGGTGAGACAGGCAAAGTGTGGTCATTGACCTTTCGATCAGTTGATCCGGTTGGTGCAAATGATACCTTTTTATATTTGAAAAATACGGGCGCTGAGGCTCTTCGTATAACTGATATTAGATTGTCGTCTACAGTTACCGGCATAGCATACGTTAAAAAAGTTTCTGGAACTCCAGTTTATGTGGGGGAAACTGCTGTTTCCCCAATTAGCCGCCGAACCAGTAAAAGCCCAGTTTTACAGGCAACAGTTAACACTGACACAGATATAACCGGGCTAACAGATGATGGTGACTATTTCCCGATGGCATTATCAGCGGATCAGCAGGCGCATCTTAGAACCAGTTCAAATATTATCATTGATCCAGGCGGCGCAATCGCTATCGAATGGGATACAGCAACAGGTGTATTGACTGGCGCGGTTTCAGTTGTTGAAAATGGTATTATCTAATGTTAAAAAATTACCTTTACGGGCCAAACTCAACAGAGCCAGCGCATTCTAAAAACGGCACTTTAGAGACAGATAGTAGAGGATTAAATACCTACACCACCCCAGCGCGGGAATATTTCGGTGCTGGTTTGCAGCTTATTAATTCCGCAGGCTCAGCCGATATGGCTGTTGACGGCAGTATCGGCGGAACACCCGATAGTGCATATATAGACTCCACAACAGCAAACTGGACTCAAGCAGCTATCAGTGGAACGTGGGATTTTGCAAGTACGGCTATAACACCTCAAGGTGGAACAGAAAGTATAGACGCAACAGCAACCTCTAATGGGAATGAGATGCAGCTAGAGCGAACATCTTCAATTTCGCTTTCTGGGTATTCTGCGATAAGTGGATATATTTATATAACCTCTTACAACGCTAGCAAGCACTCTGTCTCATTAGAAGTTAGGCTAGCTGGAGTTATTCAAGGGGTATCGGTTGATGTCACTGATTTTGTTGACACTGGCGTTTTGAATACGTGGCAAAGATTCGTCATACCTAAGAATATTATGTTTTTAGAAGGCGAAGATATAGATCAGTTAGTTTTCACTACTAACTCTTCATCAGGTCAACCGCCAAACTATTATCTTGATACGGTAAATATCGAAGAACAGGGTGGCGTTTTATACTCGTTTACTCCCCCTCCTGGCTTAGTTTTTGAGCTCCATTCTGTAGATTTTATTTTGCGTGACAATATTACGATTATAGAGCCTGAAAATTTCATGGGTTTATCTGCATTAACTAATGGGGTTATAGTCAGGACTCAGGTTGACGGTATCACAAGGTTTAGCGGTGGCGTGAAATCAATAGCAGACTGGCTGGACGGTGGCTCAAATGTAAAATCGGTTATACAGGGCGCGTCTGATACAGCTATTCAGATTCAAGGTACAGCGCCAGGAACAACAATACGGATTGATGGAAACAAGGGAGATAATTATAATCTCTCAATATCAGATGACTTATCAAGCCTGACATCATTTAAGGTAATAGTAAGAGGCGGAATTTTAAGATGACAACAACATTAAATAGTTTTGTGTCAGAAACACAGCTTTCGACAGCTGAGCAGTCACTTACGAGCACAGGGTCAAGTGAGAAAAAGTTTGTCGGCATGGCTACAGTAACAAACACTAGTTCGAGTAATGTTGAGGTTACATTATGGCGGCTTTCTACATCTAGTGCCGGGACAACTGGCAGTGGTGGCAATTGGTTTTGGCGGAAGACTATCCCGGCTGGGCAATCAATACGGATTGATGCTTTATTAGGTCAAGTTCTTGGTGGCGCAATGAAAATTTCAGGTATAGCTGCTACAGATAACGTGGTTAATATAGACATTTCAGGCACTACAGAATCTTGATAGTTTCACAAACTACAAATGAATCTAAGATAATTAGAGTATTAAAAGACCCTGATATTTTTAACCGTATTAGCGAAGATGGCCCAGAATTAGAGTCATGGATGCCTCACATAGATAGCGCTATATTCCTAACTGATGATGACAATATAGGAGTTATGATTTATCACTGGATAAACGGAATAACTCTAGAATGTCACGTTCAGATATTGCCAGAGCATCGAGATAAGGCGCTAGAGTTTGGAGAAAAGGCGCTTCAGTGGGCTTGGGATAATACCAAAGCGACAAAGATTGTCGCCCAGATTCCAGAAATATATCCAGATGTGCTAAAATTTGCTTATAAGCATGGGTTTAGCTTTGAAGGCGTTAATCATAGTTCTTATCTAAAGAACGGAAAGATACATAATCAGTTTTATTTAGGTCTGATCAGGCCAGGAGTTTAGGATGGGCTTTGTTAGGAAGAATTTAGGCGTAGATATTACGGGTGGTGGCGCACGTCGAGCAGCAGAAAGAGCAGCAGAAGGCCAAGCAGTAGCGGGCGAACAGGCAATAGCAGGGATCCAAGAGGCTGGAGCGCCATTTGCACAGCTAGGTGTCGATACTTCAGCATTATTACAAAACCTATTATCTCAACAACAGCCACAAACTCCAGTTTTCCAAGCGGGTGAGTTGCCTCAACTACAATCACCAGAAGCCACGTTGACAAATCCATTTTTCCAGGCGCTACAGAAAGAACAAGAGCAGGGAACTTTAGCACAGCGAGCGGCTTTAGGTTTAGCCGGTTCTGGTGGTACTGAAGACGCATTAGCTAGGCAGCAGCTTTTATTAGGTAATCAATTTCAGCAGCAAGATTTAGCCAATCAACAGCTAGGCTTCGCTAATCGGCAGCAGATAATTTCTAACCAGCAACAAGATTTTGCTAACAGGCAGGCACAGCAGCAGAATAGATTTAATCAATTATTTGGCGTGACTCAGCTTGGTGCTAACGCGGCGATCGGTCAGGCTGGTCAAGTTGGTAATCTATTAACAGATGTCGCAGCCGTTCGAGGTGTGGGCGATCAAGCAAGAGCGCAACAGCAAGGCAGGCTAGGCGGCCAATTACTCCAAGGTATCGGAACAGTTGCAGGCTCAATGGTAGGCGGCCCAGCTGGTGGTTATTTAGGTGGAAATCTATTTGGTGGTAGTAGCGTAGGCGGCCCGGTAGGTCAACAGGTTTTCGGGCTAGGTAATTCAGCAGGAGCCGGTGGCACTGGCGCTCTTTCAACTTTCGGATTATAAAACATGGCTATAGATCCACGATTAGTACAGCAAGGCTTTCAAGCTGGTTTACAAGAGATTGCGCCGGTAGGTAATTTGCTATCGGGCATTCAGTCCGGGCAAGATATCCAGTCCAACATTTTAAATCAGCAAGCGGTGCAGCAGAAAATGGCACAGAAGGCGGCACTAGCTCCGATACAGCAGAAAGTTTTAGAGCAAAGCTTACAGTCTGGTGCGCTAGGTATTGAGCAACAGCGGGCGGCTCTTGATTCTTTAGGCGTTCCAGATGTGCCGACAGCTAAGCAGCTAGCATTTAATACAGCTAAGCTTGCAGCATTACCAACTCCAGAAGCTAAGCTTGCAGAAATTGGTAGACTAAAGGCGCAAGCAGTAGCAGCTAACCGGACGACAGAAAATTTAGACCAGCTAGAGCAGGCGTATTTAACTAATCCTT